ATTTGGGCAAGTTCTGAAAGCAGAATTGTAGAACTGTGTGATCTACACTATAGTCAGGCGACAAAATGAAATTTTATTATTTTGGTGGAGTAATTGGAGAAGAAGGATCTGTTAAGTCCCCAGCATATTTAGAAAAGCACCATTTTTCTGGAGTTATGTTCACACATGATATCCCTCAAGGAGATATATTTGTAAAGGCAGCATTAGATATAAAAGAAACTAAAAACATTAAATATTTAATTGCCATAAGACCATACACAATATCTCCTCAATACCTTTATATGATTAATGATTCTTTAAATAAGATAGATAAAAATAGGATTCAACTAAACTTAATTACAGGATATACAAAAGATCATGAGAATAGTTTTAATGGAATTGTTGGAGAGGTAAACGATCAATCAGACAAAGTTGCTAAAAGAAAATACATGACAGAGTTTCTAAATACACTAAATGAAATGCAGTCAGGAAAAAATCTTAGGTCCCCTTTAGATTTTTTTGTAACAACAACAAATCCAAGAGTTCTTGACACAGTAAATAAATATAACAATAAAATAATTCTTCCATACAGTTTATACAAAGATAATCTTTGGTTTAAAAAATATAATAAATCTTTAGATGTTTCAAGCAAACAAATAATGTTAGCAATTACACCAATTATTAGAGAGACTCAGGAAGAACTAGAATCTTTAAACAATTATGCATTAAGACCTGTATGGCAAAAAGGAGAAATACCAAAAGTAGTTAATGATGTGGGATACTTTACTCATAAAAGTTTTCATGAATTTATTAAACAGTTGAAGAAAGATAACATAAACTATTTATTAATTAATGCTGTTCCTCAAGAAGAAAATAATGTAATAATACCTTTTATTAGGGACTATGTTCAGTCAGAAGAGTATAGGGAAATAAACAAATAATGAAATTTTATTACTTTGGCGGGACATTTAATGAAAACGATACACTTGAAGACACATCTACCCTAAATAGTCATCACTTTGATGGAGTTATGTTTACCTATGATGCTACACAAGGAGATATGTTCGTTAGAGTTGCCAGAGATATCAAGTTAAACGAAAAAATTAAATACCTTATTGCAATTAGACCTTATACAATATCTCCACAGTACCTATATGCTATCAATCAATCAATAAGCGAGATTCAAAAAGATAGACTACAAATAAATATAATTGCAGGATACATCAAAGACCATGAAAGCAATGTTGGTGGAATTGTTGGTGATGTTAGCGACTCATCTTCTTCAGTTGAAAGATCAAACTATACTATTAAGTTTATTGAAAGTTTAGATGAGATATCAAAAAACAAAAAGAAAGAAGAGCAACTCGATGTTTATATATCAACGACTAACAACTATGTTTTTGATGCAGTTAAAAAATATAAAAATAAAATTATCCTTCCATACAGCATATATAAGCGTGGATTTTGGTCTGACTGGCTCAAAGATCCTTCATTAAAGATTGAGTTTGAAAGAGGTGACATTGAAATAATGTTAGCAATGACTCCAGTCATTAGAGAAACAAAAGAGGAACTTGAAACTTTAGCACATCATGCCATGAAGCCCGTATGGAAAAAAGGAGACGTTACAAAAGTTGTAGAAGATGTAGAATATTTTACACATGACAGTTTTCATGAATTTATTCAAATGCTTGAAGAAGATAATATTAATCACTTGTTAATAAATGCAGTCCCAAGATCAGAGTCTACAAAGATTGTTTCATTTGTAAAACATTATGTAGAATCAAGAAAAGATTTTGCTGGCCAACAGGCTGGTAAATAAATAAAATATCCTATAGGAGGAAAAAATGAACGAACAAATCAAAGCAGTACTAGCGTCATACGGAAGATCAGTTCTTGGTGCAGCAACAGCGTTGTATGCATCTGGAGTAACAGATCCACAGACACTAGCATACTCACTACTTGGTGCACTTGTGCCTGTTGTATTGAGAGCAGCAAACCCTTCAGATACAGCATTCGGAAGAATGCCTTCAGTTGAAGAGGTCGATAAGGCAGTTAAGTCTGCAAAGGTTGTTAAGAAGACCGCAAAGAAGGCTCCTGCAAAGAAGTCATCTGGCGGAGGAAAGACAACTAATCAAGTAAAGTAATCTTGATATAGACTGGCAGGCTTGTTATTTGACAGGCCTGCTTTTCTATGTTATAATATTGTTACCTGCCCAAATGGGGGGAATTAACTTATTCGCTTGAAAGGGGAATAACATGGTAACAAAATACGCTATGGATCTATTCAATGATCCTTTTTTTATTGGCTTCAACAGAGAGTTGAGTCGCCTAAATACAGCACATAAAACAAACTCACATTCGTACCCTCCGTATGATCTTATTAAACTGGATGAAGATACATACAAGATTTCACTGGCTGTCGCTGGGTTTTCAAAGGATGATATTGATGTTTCAGTAGATAATGGAACATTAATTATCAAGGGTGAGATTGTTGAAGTGACAGATGCAGAGGTAGTTCACAAGGGAATCGCAGGAAGAAAGTTCGTAAGATCTTTTGCACTGGGAGAGTACATGGAAGTAACATCTGCAGAACTTAAGGATGGTATGCTGCATGTTAATGTGGTTCGTATTGTTCCTGAAGAAAAGAAGCCTAAATCTATTAAAATTAAGTAGTATAATAGATAACATTCCGATATAAGACTTTAAAAGGTTTTACAACGGATGCTCCTATGAGTGGAGAGTTAGCAGGAGTCGAATCTTCGTGGCTAATAGACCTGAGCAGTCGTCTATAAACTGCTCATTTCCTATGCTACAATATAATTGTCCCCACACAGGACCTTAGTGATGGATTAGTTACCCATTGGATAGAGACCGTGGCGCAAGTCAGGTGAATTGCCTGTGTGGGGCCTTAATATTGCACGGTATAATAGAAGCAATGACTGACAAAGAGTTAGACCATTATAATAAGCAACAGATCAAGAAAAGGCTTGCCGAAATAAAAGAGTCTGCTGGATGCTTTGATTGTGGAATGTCCAATCATATAGTTTTAGATTTTGATCACCTAAGAGATAAAAAATATAATGTTTCAAGAATGGTCCATGACGGCTTCTCCTGGAAAGCAATTAAGAGAGAGATAGAGAAGTGTCAGGTGGTTTGTGCCAACTGCCATAGAATAAGGACTCACAACAGGTTTCTTGGCCTCATAGCGTGATATAATTGATGTATGACTCAAGATGATTCAATGATGCCAACCAATACTTATCAAAGCAACAAGCAAGCGCCTTGCTGGGACGGATATGTGCAGCGTGGAATGAAACCAGGGGCAGACGGTAGTCCAGTTCCTAACTGTGTCCCAGTAGCAAAGACAGAATCAATATTTTTTTCAGCAAAAGATTACTCAAAGCAAACAAGAGTTACTAACCTATTTAAGGAATAATTATGCCAAAGAAAAAAGCATCAGCGTTTAATCCAATTCAGATTAAAGATGGATGGATTGTTAGACTATATAAAGATGGTCGCATTAAATCCAAGATCGCACCATACGAACCACAACATCCTAAGAAGTAGAAATGTCAAAGTATAATAAAATATACTTTTTGCATATTCCAAAAACAGGCGGAAGGTTTTTTACAAAGTATATACTTGAGCCAATTGAAACTACATTAAAAGAAAATGGAATAGATGTAGTTAAGTTGCCACCAAATGTTTTAAAGCATGGTGGATGGCATAAAGAAATAGATGACAAAACCTATGTTGTTTCTGTGTTTAGAGATCCAGTAGGATTCTTTGTGAGTGTTATTGCTCACATGTTTGCAGACGAAGAAAAGATGCTGGATGAAAATAAAGATCACATCGTAAGAGATAAAACAAAAATACTGGATATACCAGTAGATGCTGTTCGTAATAAAATAGTTCAGTTAGATTATTTAAAAAATTTTCAATCTCAAAACTTTATACTAAGCCCTACAGAAAACCACATAATTCAGGAATCCATAAAGGAGCATAACAAGGGAAATACCATAGATTCAGATTTGGTATATGAAAGAATAAAAAGGGTTAACTTAATGATAAGGCACGAAGACTTAAAGACCATGGACTACTCTACACTGATCAGCAAGATATCAAATGATCTTGGCATAGATATAAACATAGAACTTTCATCAGCAGATAGAGAACACTATAAAAATAATTCATCAGAGGCTCTTCTTAATAAACTTAGCAAAGACGATATAGATTTGATCTATAATAACTTTTTGTTTGACAAAGAAATATATCAAAACGACCTATTGTTTTGGAATAAAAAATTTTAGGAGGGTGTGGTGTTGCAACATAGGCTATAAGTGTTTCCCGACACATACAGGCTAACCACACCCTTACTACTATTATAGCACCCCTGGCAGGAATCGAACCTGCGACAAACGGATTAGAAGTCCGCTACTCTTCCGCTGAGTTACAGAGGTATAGTACATCTGGAAGGACTTGAACCTTCGGCTCTCTGCATATAAGGCAGGTACTCTAACCAACTGAGTTACAGATGTGTAGTACACCAGGTAGGACT